AGATAGCGGGCAAATCAAGAAGCGGTAAGACAACGCTTGGCTTGATGGCGATGAAGTATTTTCTCAAGGAGAACCCAGATGATGGGATTGCCGTGATCCTTTCGTCCGAGAACAGAGACAACAAGGACTACGCTCTACAGCTGGGCATGCCAGTAGAACGAATTATCATAGTCAAGGTGCGCTATGTCGAGGACATGTTCATGAAGGTCAAGGCTCTCATTGGCGATGTAGAAAGCGCCTTCAAGGAGGAGAAGCTGGGCAAGCCCAAGTTCTTCTTCCTGTGGGATAGCCTTGGGGCAACGTTATCTAAGTCAGAGCTTGACACGATGAACGAGAACACCGAGACGATGTCAAAGAAGATGGAGAAGGGTGAAGAGCTCAGAGACCTCAAGCACGAGAAGGTCGGGGCGTTCGCCAAGTCGGCCAAGATGTTCTGTAAGTTCATAATGGGCGAAATGTACAGCCGTGTGATACACTTTGTTATGCTCAATCACCAATACGACACTATTGGCGGCATGGGCGTAACTACGAGAAAGTCCACTGGCGGGGAGTGGGTTGAGCTTATGCCCTGCATTCGTCTATCTCTCAAGCTCAAGGGTCACGAGAAGATTGACGATGAGGAGGTAGCCCAGATCACTGAGGTGAAGGTCGTCAAGAACGACTTTGGGAGCCGAAAGAAGACCGACATACGCATTCTTCTTGGTTACGGGGTCATCCTCTCAGCCGATGACATTGAGTACGCCATAGACAAGAAAATTCTCAAGCGTGAGGGCGTCAAGAAGGTCACGTTCATGGGTGGTAAGCTATCTTGGTCAAGCCCACGTGAGTTCTTTGCCCTATATAGAAGCGGTAACAAGTTCTTGAACGTACTGCACACCAAGATCAGAAGAGCGATGGAGGATGATCTGAAGGCGCTCAAGAGCAGTATCTCAGGATCAAATGATGACGAAGAGTAAGGATGAAAACAGTAGCAGCAATCTTCATTACGGACACCCACCTTAGCAAGGACAATGTCGCTTTGGTGAAGGACGTATTTAACCAACTAAGGGACTTGTGCATAAGCAAGCGTTGTTCACGTGTTATTCACGGAGGGGACGTGTTCACCTCAAGGAGCGGTCAGCCCTTGTCCTGCCTTGTAGCTTGGAACGACATACTCTCAGACTTTGCTAAGTCGGGGATCAAGATGGACGTCATCGCAGGTAATCACGACAAGACGGATGGCGATGACGAGCGTAGCTACCTTGACGTGTTCGAGTCAAAGACGTTTTGCGTGCATAGGGATGGGGGATGCTTCAACATTGGCGACATAACGTTTGCGATGATGCCCTACTTCAAGGAGGAGAAGTGGCTTGACGTGTTCTCACGAGTTGACGAGGAGGTTGACGAAGAGGACAAGCCGATCAAGTTCTTGATCACCCACATAGGCTTCGATGGCGTTATGAACAACGATGGGTCAAAGGTCAAGAGCGCTATCAGACCAAGTGATTTCAAGAAATACACTAAGGTGTTGATTGGGCACTACCACAACGCATCTACGCTGGGGAAGAACGTCTGCTACACGGGTTCAGCTTACCAATGCAACTTTGGAGAGACGATACCTGACAAGGGGTTCACTTTGATCTATGACGATGGCTCCACCGAGCACGTGCGATCAGAGTTTCCTCAATATAGGAAGACGATCATTGACGTCAGGGATAAGGAAGCGCTGAGAGAAGCCCTTGAGGAGGTTGAAGAGAGTAAGAGCAATGGTGATCATATTCGCTTCGTCTTTCGAGGGTCAAAGACCGACTGTGATAAGGTGAACGTGTCCGAGCTGCAGACGAACTACGGCATTGACTGTAAGTTCGAGGTTGAGGAGACTACCAGAGCGATGGACTTTGCCGAGGACGAGTCAGTTGCCTCTTATGATAAGAGTACCATACTGTCGGACTTTGAGGAGTTCTGCAACGAGAGTGAGATAAGCAAGAAGAAGCGTACCTATGCCGTCAAGCTACTATCAGAGATATAACAAGTACACCTATGTGGCAACCTAAACAAATAACCTTTACAAATCTGTTCGCCCACAAGAACTCTCACTACGAGTTCAAGGGCGGGCAGTGCGTGGTCATCTTCGGTTCCAACGAGACGGACAAGGGGATGGACAACAACGGAGCAGGCAAGACAACGCTTTTTGAGGCTATATGCATAGCCCTGACTGGCGATAGCCTACGAAGCATTAAGAAGGACGCTTTCATCAATCGAGACGAGGACGACTGCCGCATTGAGTTCGAGCTGACGAATGCCGTCCTGAACACCTCTATGAAGATTGTCCGCCACTTCTACCGAGGAAACAAGACAACGAAGGTAGAGCTGTGGGAGGGCGATGAGCTGAACACCCAGATGACCTCTACTAACGAGGTGAACAAGCGTATTGTCGAGCTGCTTGGTATCAGCCGTGAGGACTTGCTGAACTACTATATAATAAGCCAAGACAATTCGTATGTGTTCTTCACGGCTTCCGATGTTGATAAGAAGGACATCATGAACCGCATCACATCAGCGAATATGATAAAGCCAGTGTTGGCGAAGATAGACGCTGAAGCTAAGCAGATACAGTCCGAGATAGACGACAAGCAGCGGGAGCGTAGTAGGGTTGATGGGAAGATAGAGTCAATCGAGGAGCAGCGTCAGGAGTGCCTTGCTAAGAGCTCAAATGCAGAGGAGGTAGAAAGACTACTGAATAAGGTAGAGGAGCAGCGAGAGGAGCTAAAACGTGCCCAGAGCAAGGCATCCGATATGTCGAGCGAGCTACGTGAGATGAAGGAGGAGCTGAAGAGCTTGCCCGAGCTTCCCAGCTCAAAGGAAATTCGTGAGAAAATCTCCAAGCTACGCAGCGAGATAGACGACAAGGAGGAGGAGCGATCAAGCAACCAGTCCGTTCTATATTCAATACAGCACGTCATCAATGACGCTATCGAGTGTCCGAACTGTCACCACGAGTTCTCGCTGAATGACGAGATAGACCTGACTGTGGAGGAAGCAAGAGAAGCCAAGATCACCATCGAGGAGGAGTTGGAGGCTTGCGAAGAGGAGATCAAGGGCAAGAAGAAGCGACTATCAAAGCTCAATGGCGAGTTAGCTGAGATAAAGGAGCTTGAGCGGGAGCAGTCCGACAAGGAGGACGCTGTAAAGAGGTTTGAGCGCAAGGTAAAGAGCGCCAAGGACGATGTCGAGAACATTGAGAGCGCTATCGAGCGAGCGCTGAAGAAGGTAGACCGACTGAACGAGGAGTCAGCCAACGATAGCGCTATTGTCGAACTTGACGAGCGCAAGCGACAATACGAGGAGGATATGAAGAAGGTCGATGCGGAGATTGAGAAGATCACCGAGCGCCTTGACCTTGTTAAGTTCTGGCAGTTCAACATGGGCAAAAACGGCTTCATGACCTATCTCGCCAATAAGTCTATCAAGGTCATCGAGGGCGTTACCAACTCTTTCTTAGCCAAGTTTGGCGTTGATATAAGAGTTGAGATGACGGGCTTCACTGTCCTGAAGTCGGGAGAGGTGCGTGAGAAGATAGACGTGTTTGTTCAGAACGATGGCTTGACGTCTGACCCCTTCTTGTCTAAGTCGGGGGGTGAGCGAGGTCGTGTTGCACTTGCGGGTGTACTCGCCATTCAGCACCTCATCAATCTATCCTGCGATGGGAGAGGGCTTGACCTTCTTCTCTTCGATGAGTGCTTCAAGGGGCTTGATAGCCGTGGCCAAGAGAACATTATCAAGATATTCGAGGGGCTGGGGCTGACGAGCATGGTCATCACTCAGAACGTGTCCGATGAGTTTAACGTAGAGAACGTACTGCTGGTTCAGAAGGTAGATGGTGTTAGCTCTTATGTTTAGCGTATTTTTCGTATCTTAGACGCATAAAAGGTTTACTAACATGAGCGAATTAGCAAACAACAAAGCAAAAACAAGCAAGATAATAGCGATTGACCCTGGCCAAGCTGGGGGCATCGCCATTATGTCCTTAGACGGAGAGTTGCTTGACGTGAAGAAGATGCCAGACACCCCAAAGGAGCTGCTTGACTATCTTTCGGGCTGGTCCGAGAATGCCGTGTGCTACCTTGAAAAGGTCGGGGGCATCCCAGGGATGGGAGCGAGCGCAATGTTCAATTTCGGCAAGGGCTTCGGGCACTTAGAAATGGCGTTATTGTCGTTAGAGGTAAAGACTATCGAGGTGACGCCTCAGAAGTGGCAGAAGGCACTGCAGTTGGGCAATAAGGGTAAGGCATCGAAGACCGAATGGAAGAATAAGCTGAAGGCACGAGCGCAGCAGCTCTACCCCAAGGTGAGAGTGACGCTTGACGTTGCAGACGCTCTTCTGATACTTGAATACGCAAGACTGACCGAGAAGCTATGAAGTGTGTATGCAACAACGAGACCTGCAAGCTGTTCGGACAAGAGCAGACGCTGATGAAGGCAACGTACAAATTCATTGACGGCAAAATCAGATTGTCTAACTCTTGCGAGGGCTGCGGGAGAACACTTGAGGAGATACCATCAGAAGAACCACCAACGATAGGTAGTGTTTACATAGGCAAGTACTCTTCGGGGAGTAAGGAGCAGCGTCAGGAAATGCTCAAGAAGCGTGCACGTGATCACTTCAAGAAGGAGATCAAGCCCTTCAAGGATCACCAGCATAACGAGTTGGTGAAGGAGTTCAAGGAAATATCAAAGGGGAAATGATATGTTCATCAATGACCTATTCTGCAGGGAGTACAAGCACAGCCCCCGCATAGTGAACGTTATGATACGTGCCATAAAGAGGGGCGTGTACAGCGAAGCCTCAGAAGCACGTATCAGATGCCTTATCTTTCGGATGATGAAGGTTGTTATAATGAAGAATTGTAACAACTATCTTCGTCTAATGAAGAACACAACGAGAAGGGAGCTAACGCCTGAGATGTCGGAGCTGATCACCGACTGCTTTGACGTTATGTACACCTGCATTAAGAACTACAACGCCTGCGGTCAATTTGACTTCTACTTCTATTTCAACAAGGCGCTCTCAAGGTATTTCTTCAAGCGGTATCAGACGTGCTTGGCTACTCAAGAGCGAGCGGTTGAGATTGGCGATGTTATGATGGCTGTCGATAGAAAGTTCATTGACTCTCAGCGAACGAACATGGAGCTTGACTTGCTCTTAGAGCTGATCGACATCAAGGGCTTCGACAGAGAGGTGGTAATGGTCAAGATCAGTGGCGAGAAGATTGACGACTTTCTTGCACGTCATCCCGACAAGACCAAGGCTGACTTCAGCCGTTCGATGACCCGCATCAAGAAGATTGTTACATGTTTAAGAGATAGAGGAGAGTTATGATATACAGAGACGCTATAAACGCCATAGTCAGGTTAGGCTATGTTGTCTTAGAGGTTGAGATGCCCAATGGTGAGTGGAATTACTTTGTCGTGCACGAATTCACGCCAAGCAACAAGACGGCAGTTGAGGCGATAGAATACAGCACAATGATAGGAGTTGATGTGACGGACTTCATCGCCAAGCGTTCCGTAACCTTCGCACAGATGGACTTCGCCAGCTCACTTGAAGAGTTCCTCTCATCCCCTGATACCAAAGTTATTACTCTTGAAATGAGTAAGCAAACACGATGGTATAAATGGAAAAAGCTAAGATAGCACCAAGTCCCTACCAGCAAGCAATCTACGATGCGTTTGCGGGGACGAAGAAGAATATCAACATATCAGCTGTAGCGGGGAGCGGTAAGACAACCACGCTTCTTGAGCTGTTAAATCTTGTCCCAAGAAACAAGTCCGTACTGTTTTTGGCATTTAACAACTCCATTGTAAACGAGCTGAAGGAGCGCAACAAGCGACAAGGAGCGGTTATTCAGACAGTTCACTCTTGTGGTTGGCGAGGCATTATGTCTAAGTATGGCGGTGGGAAGATTGACGCCAACAAGGTCTATGCTAAGATTGAGAAGGCGCTGAAGCGCTTCAAGAACGTCACCCCCAAGCTGAGAGGTACGTATATGTACTACGTGCCTAAGCTGATCGATATTATGCGCTTGTCGATGTCCGATGGTAGCGATGCTTCGATAACGAGCCTTTGCGACAAGCACGACATCGAACTTGGGCCAGCTGACTTCCCCTTTGTCCGCTTCGTCTTTGAGGAAATGGCGAAGGAGCGGGTTGTCTTCGACTTCACCGATATGGTGTACCTGCCCGTGCTGGACAAGTCAATTCCCATTCGTCAGTTTGACTACGTGTTCTGCGATGAGAGCCAAGACTTCTCAATTGCTCAGCAAGAGTTCATCCGTAGATGTATCAAGCCTAAGACAGGTCGTGTAGTTAGCGTAGGAGACAAGATGCAGAGCATCTACGGCTTTGCGGGCGCTGACGCTAACTCTTATGAGCGTATGGCAGCGATCAATGGGGAGAGCATCGATATGCCTCTCAGCGTATCTTATCGATGCGCCAAGAGCGTGATCCGAGAAGCACAGAAGGTTGTACCCTACATTCAGTACTTTGAGGGAGCGCCAGAAGGCGTTTGCGAGCTTGGCGACTTAGAAGGCATTAAGGATGGCGACTGGGTGGTATGTCGTAACGTCAAGCCCCTTGTACAGCTCTATATCTATCTGACCGCTAAGCACGTCAAGAGCCACATTAAGGGCGTTGATATCTGCGATGGGATCATACGCCTCATACGAGGAGCGAACACCGATAGCATCGCCAAGATGTTAGCTTACTTTGAAAGGCGCAAGGACATCTTGGTAATGGAGCTGAAGGAGCGAGGAGTCAAAGAGCCAACGAAGCACGAGCGCTATGAGGCGCTCAAGACCAAGATGGACGTTGTTGACGTTCTGATAGACGAGTGCAACAACGTTACAGATATCATAGAGCTAATCAAAAGGATATTTGATGATAAAGAAACAAAGGGCGTCACCTTGTGCAGTATACACAAGTCTAAGGGGCTTGAAGGGGAACGTGTTCACCTACTGTGCCCTGAGTTGATACCAAGCAAGTACGCTTATCAGCCGTGGCAGCTTGAGCAGGAGAAGAACTTGCTATATGTCGCCATCACGAGAGCAAAGAGAGAGCTATACAAGATACCTGAAGAGGTGTTCAAGGCTCAGATAAACAAAGATACCAAGAAATGAAGAGATATAAGATAGACAAGGTGTGGATATTCGTCATCGTGTTCGTCATCGTGTTTTGGTCGGGCTTCTTCCTATTCAATTGGGTCAGCCCCTATGCAGCGATGTTCGCTTACATGGTCTCGCTATTCATCCTAATGCTGTTCTTCAAGCACATACTAAAACGAAATACAAATAACGATGAGAACTAAGATTACAATGCTGCTTCTCGCAGCCCTCGCAGCTCTTATGGTGAGCTGCGAACGAGTAGAGCCAAACTACGCAGGGGTGCTAATGACGAACTACGGCAAGAACGGCAAGTCAGACTTCAGTTTGCAGAGCGGTCGTGTCAATGTCATGGCGCCAGGGACTGAGCTCTATCAGGTGCCCCTCTTCGATCAGCGAGGAGAGTTCAAGGATCAGGTGACGCTCAAGAGTTCGGACAACACCGAGTTCACCGCCCGCCCATCCTACTCTTACAAAGTTATCCGAGATAGAGCTGTAGATGTAGTGTTTGATAACAAGCACATTGGTTCGGATGGCGACTTTATGCAGAGCTTAGAAGACAATATCATTGAGCCCCGCATCTACGACTTAATCAAGGAAGAGAGCCGACGCCATAAGACGGACGAGCTAATGGGCGATGGTGGCTCGCTATCCTTTGAGAAGAGACTTGAGGAGATTGTCGGCAAGGAGTTCGAAAGCCGTGGCCTGCAGCTTATCTCTTTCTCAGCCCAGATAGAATTCAGCTCAAAGGTACGTGAGAAGATTGACAGCCGCAACGAGGTGAACACCAATCTCAGCGTCCTTGACCAGCAAATCGAGGAGCAGAAGAAGCGCAACGAGCTTGAGAAGCTACGTACCGAACAGAACATCATCCGCTCTCAGGGCATCACCGAGAAGCTACTGCAAGAGCAGTTCATTCAAAAGTGGGACGGCAAGACACCGCTCTATGGCTCTATCCCACAAATAGTCAAAATAAATCAGTAAGAAACAATGCAAGAAAGAAAGACGCTACAGCTTGTAAGAGTTGACGCTATCACAGCTGCCAGTGCAACCAAGAAGGAGTACCTGAAGGAGTTTCACGGCTACAGCGATGAGGCGCTGGCAGAAAGAGAGGATGAAGCAGGCTTCATCATCTACGAGAATAATGGGGTTGGCGATACAGTCTGCCTTTGGCGCTCCGAGGAACAGTTTGTCCAGTCCGCCTTCCCCATCGGCAACGTGATTGGTCGTATGACGTTCACCGCCATGTCCCTCAGCATCATCCGAGACTTCCACAATCAGGAGCTTGAGCGAATTCAGAAGAAGAACGAGGAGGGCGCTAACGATGAGGCAACGCTCAAGGAGGCCAACGCCCTCCTTCAGGAGAGTGTACTCACCGATATCCTCATTCAGAAGCTCACCGAGCGAAAGGAGATCATCGATGAGGTCTATCGAAACACATCAGCTCCCAACAACGAACAAGAGGAGAAGCCCGAAGAAGATAAGCCCGCTGAGCAGTAGCTCAGGAGCCACTTCCCATAATGATTGATAAGTCTCTACTACCAAGGTTTACTAAGGTAGTAGAGACTTTCATTTTAAGACAACATATGAACAACGTATTAGGTTTCAAACACGAGGACTTCGCTATCAAGGGATATTCGTCAAACGCAGCTCTAACCAGCTTGGTGAATATCACTATCTTCCGACTTGATAAGGAGGGGAAGGCAAGAGTCAGTATCAAGAGTTATGGGCGTGACGTCAAGGCTTTGCACGATGTGGAGTTCACCACCTTCGTTCAAGCGGCAAACGCCATCAACACCTACGCCATTGCGTCCGCTATGCAGACCATTCAGATGAGCCGATTGAGGAACGACAAGTCAGACTACGCTGATGAGTTCGTCCTCCCCTTCTTCAACACGAGGGTATACAAGATGCAGCGTGATGGCAAGATGCTACTATACTCAGACATTGGTAGCGTACCAGTGAATGAAACGATACTGCAAGCCGAGGAGGAAATGCTCAAGCTGTTCCGATACTACCTCACCAACGCCATAGGCTTACTTGATGAAAACGAATACAGCCAGAAGGAGCTGTGGGACGTTTGCCGTTGCACCAAGACCTTCGTTGACGACTTGTTCGATGGTAGCGTGTTCGTCTTCGGCTCTAACGGACAAGGCAAGCACGTAGGTGGGGCGGCACTATTCGCTCATACACGTGCCGATTATCCGTGGGGTGTTAGCCGAGGACTGTGCATCAATAAGGAGCGCACCTGCGGTGCCTACGGCATTGAGACGCTCACCGACTTAGCGGGGGAGCGCACCGAGTTCGATGACCTTGTCAATTCGTTCATCGGTCTCATCGACTGCGCCAAGAAGCACCCCCATCTGAAGTTCATCTTGACCGAGGTCGGGTGCGGTATTGCTGGCCGTAGCTCTAAACAGGTCGCCTATGCCTTTTACTTAGCGATGAAGGGAGAAGCGAAGATTTATGCGCTAAATATCTCTATCCCAATCAATTGGGTGTCTTACTTGTACTCTTTGCCCTACTAACACGAGAACAAGCATTTATAGCCTATTTCGTAAAGAAAGCTGTAAAAAAGTATAAGAAATTGGCTTAAAACTCTTAATGGAAAATAAAAGGGTAATGAAAGGTACAAAAATAGACATCCCTGAGGGGGTGGTAGACGTAGACCAGTATAAAAAGTATTTGGCGTTCTCAAGACACCCCATTCTGCAGAATAAGGAGTACCTGACGAGCGATGGGAGGAAGCTCAGTGTCTCTATGCAGGTCAAGAACTTTCTCGCCAAGATTGACAACCTCCCCCCTAAAGAGCGTGAAGCGCTGACGCAGGCCAAGGAGCTGTATATGTCTATCGCAGGCAAGCGCAACATGGCTAAGGCACGAGCGTTCGGCAGGTACGGCAGACCTTCAGAGTACAAGCCCCGCAAGGATGGTGGGCTGCCGATGAAGATACGTACTAAGAAGCTGAGCGCTGTAGAGGAGGACATTGTTGAGCTACTTGGGCGTATGTTCACAGTGCCCGAGGTGGTCAAGATAATGCGAGAGGAAGCCAAGGAGGACATTGACGAGGATGATGTGAAGCTGATCCTCAAGCGCTATATCACCGAGATTGAGCGCAAGAGAGAGGAGTTCAAGAACAAGCTCACGGACGTTCGTCTATATAATAAGCGTCCGAGATTAGAGGAGCTGGCGTGGATGTACTCTAAGGCGAGGGAGCGCTGGATGGCGCTTGGTACGAACGACTACTACATGTCAATGCTACGCACCCTTGAGCAGATACGCAAGGAGTCAGAGGGGGATGTCATCAACATCAATGGCGCTCTTGACGTCAACATTGAGATGACTATTCAGGCTCAGCTGCAGAAGGAAGCCCTGAAGACGATCAACCTCAAGGAGGTGATCATCGGGCGTGTATGCGCACGAATGGGCTTTGATCCCGCCAAGATGATAGCCAGCCTACACAATAGCTACTATGCGAGGTTTGTCACTATCTCAGGCGACTTTGACCCCGATGCACGAATGGTGCACCCCTCTACGATGGTGTACGACTTTGCTAAGATAGAGCAGAGTACCGATATAGAGGCAAAGCAAGACATATCTGCCGAGCCTATCACCGAGGAGGAGAAGAGCGATGCGAGCCTGATCAAGGACATGTTCTTAGCAAAGCTCAAGAAGGCTAAGCAGGAGGACGAGCACCGCCAGAACGCAATGGACGTCATGGGCTCTTCTAACCTCACCGATGAGCGAGTCAAGAGACAGATAGTCAAGCGTGGCAAAGGCAGACCGAAGGGTGTAGGAAAGTAGCCAGATATAATATATACGCTATTCGTTCCCATTCGAATAGCAGCTGACAAAACGCAAAAGGATATACTGTTTGATAACTAAGAAGCTGGGTGGGCTGGGAAGCTCGCCCAGTTTTCGTATCTTCTGTATCTGTTTATTTAAACACTTTCCGCACTTTCGTCAGAAAAAGTTTGACGAAAATTTTGCCGTTTCGAAAATTCGTAGTACCTTTGTATCAGAAAGGTCAGGGAAGTCCTGAGCTAAGAACTAACAAAAAGAGACGAAAATGGAAACGACAAAGCGCAACACCTACTACTACAACTCAACAAAGGGTGTTACCCCAGCAGACCACGATGTGAAGTATGACTACTGCAAGACAGTATCAGATGCTGACCTTGGCGACTACGATGTGGCTGAAGCCCGCCTTGAGATCAAGAACCCCAAGACTGTAGCCGAGTACCTTGAAGACATCAGCGGTCACTACGTAGAGGGAGTAAAGAGCTGGGACGATGCACACGAGTACCTCATTGACCTTGTGCAGGGTATGGTTGAGGAGCTGGTTCGCAACACCCCAACGTTCAATGACGTCAAGGAGTTCAATGCCGTCATCGAAGAGGAGTATGCCGATGGCTACGTTGTCTATTCAGCTTCTGTATGGATGGATAAGTTCGATCAGCAGCTCTACATAGACTGCAGCGAGAACTTGATCGACCACGTAGCGAGCCGAGAAGCTCTCAAACAGATGATCCAAATCAACGCAGAGGCGCTGACTAAGTAACAGGTAACAAAACAGAGGTAGCCTAATCAAAAGCGGTTAGGCTACCAAAGTTTTTCTAAAAAAGATCATATAAAATGGGAGACAATAAGATACTTGATAAGCTGCGCAAGCTGCAAGCCTTTCAGAAGAGCGCTGAGGAGATAGGCAACGAGCACGAAGCCCTTAACGCTGCTGCTAAGATAGCCGACATCATCCGAGAGTACAACATCAACATCGAAGACCTTGAGTACAAGGAGGTCGAAAGAGGCATCATTCACGAGTTCATCCGAGTAGACGTATATAAGAACATTGGCGGTGCTTGGCGTGAGCGTCTGTGGGTTGCCCTATCCCGCTCTTGCTTCTGCCGAGTGTACTACACTCAGGGCTATACCAAGAGGAAGGATGGCGATGTCGTCATAGTAGGCAACCAGACTAACATCGAAGCCCTAAGGGCGATGTATGACGCTATCTCTTTCCGTATTGTCGAACTATCGAAGCAAAAGTGGAAAGAGCGCAAGGGCGGTGAGAAGATGTCCAAGGACAAGTTCCAGCGTCACTACCTTAGAGGTGTAGTTGAGTCTATCCGAGAGCGCCTCAAAGAGGAGTACAAGGCATCCGAAGCCAAGATAAGCTCCAGCGCTGTCGTCCTCTACAATAGCAAGGCTATCTCTAAGTACGTTGCGTCAGTGTTCGGTAGAGTAGAGCAAGGCTGTTCGACATATAGACCGAGCGATGCATTTGACCAAGGTAGAGCAGACGGCAAGAACGTAAACATCAATGGGGCATCCGTAGGATCAGGAGCCAAGCAACTGGGGGCGGGCAATTAGCTCGCCCACCCCTCTATTCATCGACAATGAAAAAGTTTGATATAATCTTCGATGGTAACTTCATCTACCATCGGGCTTTCAGCATCTGGTCTACCTACTACAAGGGTGAAAATCTGAGCGATGTCCTTGCAGAGAAGGAGGGGCGTCAGCGCCTCATCCGCAAGGCAATCATCGACTTCTGCGCTATCATCAACAAGTTCGAAGGGGCTTTTGACGTAAATAGGGTCATATTCGTATTTGACGAGCGCTCTTGGCGATACAAGCTGTACCCTAACTACAAGTACGCCCTCACGAAGGTGAAGGGTGACCACTATGAGGGCTTCTTAGACGTTCTTGGCCGTCTTCAGCGACTATTAGAGTCAAGAGGGTTCATAGTCACGCACGTAGATGGAGCAGAGGGTGACGACATGCTCGCTACTTGGGCATACGTAAACAACTGTCAAGAGGGGGAGGGCGTAGATCATACGCTGCTCATAACGGCAGATAGCGACATACGACAGCTTGTAAGTGAGCGCTTGTCGGTATATTGCCCCATCGCCAAGAAGGAGACGCTGTACAAGCACTACCAAGCGCCCCTTGCTATCGAAGCGCTGCCCGAGGGAGTGAGCGTTGTAGACGTCAACCCAGTTGAGGTGATCATCGGGAAGATATTGCTTGGCGATAAGTCCGATAATATCCCCCAGCTCAAAAAGGGCTTCGGGCCAGCAGCGTTTAATAAGATGGTAGGTAACTATCTCAATAGCGGTGTTAGCTACGAGTGGCCATTGGCGCCTATCATCATAGCGGGGCGCATCATTCAGAACTTCGGTCTAAAGGAGCACGAGGAGCTGATCAAGAGCAACGCCACACTAACGTACCTCAGCCCGCTCTCTATGCCCGAGGAGGTGTGTGTGCGTGCCTTAGACGAGGTAATAAACAAGTACGACAGCTACGGCTACAGCGGCAGCTTCACGCTTGATGGAGTGTATTACGGAGACAACGAATAATCAACAGATAGAATTATGTTAGACGTAACAAAGGAACAGTTTTTGGCGTATGAGCGCCTACGAGTGAGCGGACGTATCAACATGCTTGATATAGTCAACGGCTGTATCATCACGGGCTTACCAGAGAACGTGTATGAGCAGTGCATCTTCAACTATGGCGACTTGAGCCAAAAGTACCTAAAGAGTTAGTGAGCGATGTCGCTGACGTTCAAGAAAGGCGACATTGTTATGTCTCCCCACCTACACGGCAAGAAACACTTTAGGGTGATATCAGTTCACGCCAAGGTGTTCTTGTTCGTTGAGGAGGCCAGCCGAGGATACAAAGCGAACATAATGATGTCGGACGTGATACTGGTGAATGCCGTCAAGCGCCCCTTCGTGAACACCAAGGACGCTCCCTTGAGCGTAATGGTATCTAAGGGCATAGAGGAGGCAATCAGGGAGTATCATATGCGTATAAACGCAAGGAAAGACAACTACAAAGTCCGATTATAACCAACGAGAGAGTATGTTTGAAAAAGAGTCATTTTACAAGCTGCTACCGCCCGACACGATGACGGTATGCAGGGAGAACTTGAGAGAGTTCTTTCAGACCATGTTCGATAGACAACGCATCTGGTATGAGAGATACGTCAACAAGAGCCCAAGAGACCAGTGGAGCAAGGACGAGATACTGCTTGACTACAAGTTCACGAACGTGTACCGAGAGCTTGACCGCTCAAGCATGTGGATCATTCAGAACATCATCTGCAACAAGGAGTTCAACTTGGTCTGCTGCGAGCGAGCGCTGAGACGAAACATGGTGTGGAAGCTACTCATCGCACGCCTTATCAACAACCCCGTCACGCTCACCTTCGTACCCTCAGAACACACGCTACTCAAAGAGTTCGTTGACCCCGCTGACGGAGTATCGAAGCCCTTTATCTCAGCGTCTGAGATGGGCATTAGCGGCATCCCTAACGTAGACGAGTATGACCCAGAAAGGATGCGTCAGTTCTTGGTAGGGATCAAGACGCTTGGGCTGAACCCCTACACCAACGCCTATATAGTGCATAGCGACTTTGGTATGGAGCGCAACTACAGCTTTGCACACGTCACGTTCAAGTACATAGCCGACAACATCGACAATATCCTTGACGTGATCGAGAACGCCAAGAAGCCCGAAGAGATCATCAAGGTGTTAGACAAGATACCGAACGTGTCGAGCTTCCTGACGCACGAGTTCTATCAAGACCTAACCTACATCAAGAGATACAGAGGTGAGAGCTTCTTCAAGTTTACTCAGGATGACTTTACGAATGTTGGTCCTGGCGCCAGTACTGGCATACGCCTTATTTATCCTTCTCTCAAGACGATCAAGGAGCAGAAGCAAGCAATCTATTGGCTAAGAGACTTGGCTATCAAGACGCTTGACGAAATAGCCAAGGAGCGTGGGGTGCCGTTCCCCTTCATCAGCGTAGATCATAACAATGGTACGCTGATAGTCAATGACCTCCCGCACGATGAGCTTTGGGATAAGGTAGAGGACGGATGGTTTGACGACATCGACAACCCTTACACGATCACCCTTCACCAGATTGAGATGTGGCTTTGCGAGTACCAAAAGTACTGGAAGGTCAAGTACAAGATAGGCAAGCAGCGCTCCAAGTTCCCTCCCTCAAAGCACAAAACAACCCTCTTGAATGATGAAGACGTTATTCTCACTTCGACCATCTGATATCGATGACGATGACATCGACTTCCAGCTGATCTATAACGAGCTGGACATACACCCTGAGTGTATAGAGATAGCCGATGAGGCAAACGCCCAAGACGCCATTCAGTCCGAAGCGTTCCGAAGAGCGCTTGAGGAGGTGACGGGCGGACTGGACAATACCTATATGAGCATTGACGGAGATACGGACGTGTACAACGTTGACGATAACTTCCTGATTGTAAGAAAGTCGTTCAATGGGCATCTTGTTATGTCTTGCGGTGCAGAAGCACGCAGGGCGTTCGAGGAAGCATATAGGCGACATCTTTAGCCAAATATATAGTAAATGATTGCTGTTTTTTAGTTTTTGTTTACTGATTACCATTGTGGATGTGGCGGTAGTTCTTTTGATAGGGCTACCGCCCTTTTCATATATAAACTAACAAAATTCATTTGGCAATAATATGAACGATTATAAAACGACAAAAGAACACCTTGACGATATAGTTCGCAGGGAGGAGCTTTTGCAAGCCGAAAAGTTCCGAGCCATAGAGAAGGGGCTAAAGTCTACAAGCCCCGAGGATATGGTGCGTGCAAGCGAACTCATTAAGAAGATGGAGCAAGGAAAGGGATTGGGGAGGGATGACGCCAAGTCGTTCTTCATTGATCCTCTTCAGTTCGCATCGGGGTTGGGCTACAAAGATAAGTCCTTCTCGCTCTCATACCGCACATTGGCGAGAATGGCCAAGACGCCAATCATCAACTCTATCATTAAGACAAGAAAGAACCAAGTTGCCGACTTTGCCGAACCACAGCAGGACAAGTACTCCACAGGCTTCGTCATCCGCAAGAAGAGCGTTGACGGGGAGGAGGCAAAGATGGACAAGCAGGACAAGAAGATAGCCAACGCCATCACCGACTTCCTTCTCAGAGGAGGGATGAGTGCAGGATGGGACACGGATGACTTTGATACCTTTATACGCAAGATAGTAGAGGACAGCCTGACCTACGATCAGATGACCTTCGAATGTATACGTAACAATAGGGGTCAGCTGGACAGCTTCATAGCCGTAGACGCTTCTACGTTCCGCATTGCCGAGAGCTTCTATGATAAGGACTTCGCACAAGACTACGGAGGCATGCTAACGGCAGGCGCTCAGCGTGTACGACAGATGAAGCAGACGAGGGATTGGGGCAAGCCTATCGATGGCTACTATCCTGCCTACGTGCAGATATACCAAAACGCCAAGGTGAGCGACTTCTACCCTTGGGAGCTTTGTTTTGCTGTACGCAACCCCAGTACCTCTATCTACTCAAACGGCTATGGCGTCAGCGAGCTTGAAGACCTTGTTAATATAGTCACGGCTATGCTTTGGGGCGACGAGTACAACAGACGCTTCTTCTCTCAGGGCTCAGCGCCAAAGGGTATGTTAAGGATCAAGGGCGTGAATTCGGAGGCAGCGCTTGAGCAGTTTAAGCAGCAGTGGCAGTCGATGATCACGGGCGTAATGCAGTCTTGGAAAACGCCAGTTGTCGATGCCGATGTAGAGTGGATAGACCTGCAGAAGAACAACCGAGACATGGAGTATAACGCTTGGATGGAGTACCTCATCAAGCTCGCCTGCGCTGTCTACTCAATTGACCCCACCGAGATAGGTTGGGACATTAGTCGCAGCTCAGGAGGAGGACTGTTTGAGGGGAGCCAAGCCCAACGCCTTCAGCACTCAAAGGACAAGGGGCTGTACCCGCTTCTGAAGTTCCTTCAAAGGAAGATTAACAAATACATAGTAGAGCAGATACACCCAGACTTCGAATTTTGCTTCATGGGGCTTAACGGCATGACCATCGAGGACGAGTTGAAGATGAACATCGACAAGGTCAATAGCTTCGTAACAGTGAACGAAATAAGAGCTGAGTACGGACTGAAGCCTATCGAGGGCGGTGACTCGCCAAACAACTCAGCCTACCTGCAGGCCAAGAATGCCGAAGAACAAAAGAAGATGCAGGAGCAAGCCGCAGCCCAGCAGGCCAACGTAGAAGGAGAAGGAGCTGAGGGAGGAGAAGGCGGTGGCGCCTTTGACGAATTAGCAAGCCTCATCAGCGGTTATTCTGACGAAGGGGAAGAAGGAGAAGGAGAGGATGACGCTACGGATGCCGAGGATGACGCCTATGACGAAGAAAGCGATGATGAGGAGGATAGTCCCACCAGCCTCAAAAAAGCCTTCCTAAATGCCCTAAACGAGTTTGGCGAAAAAGAAGAAATCATAAATTAAAATCACCAAAGGAATTATGACTACCGAAACGAGAACGAGCTACCCTGTGGTAGAGACCGTCAGCGAGCACCTCCCCCTACCCTTCATAGACGAGGTTTCCGCCACAGAAAAGTACATTGGCTATGCCCCCTTAGGAGTAGACGAACAAACAGCGGGTTGGCGACTTATCAAGGAACAGAAGGTTGGTACAGTGACAAAGCGCCTATACGCAGAGGGCAGTTCTGACTTCCGCTTCGCTTGGGAGAAGCGAAAGACCTACAGATACACGAGATAACATAACAACCCACATAAAACAACGTATATATGTCTGCTAAGAATTTAGGTCAGGTGTCGGCTCTCTATATAGGGCCAACACCGCCTACAAATATCAAACAAATTTGGTACGATGACACGCCATCCCAGCGTTGCCACAAGGTATATGATACGAACAAAGCCCAATGGGTGATTATCGATCAGAAGATCATCAGCCGTATCACCTACTCAGAGATCACAGGTTTAGCCTCATCCGTCGGTTTGGCGATTGGTAAGTACTACGCCATTACCGATAAGGGGAACGTGTTAGCCCTCGCAATCACCAGTACAAAGGTGCAATACACTGACGTGAGTGGTAACATAGTCGTAGACGACTTAGGCGTAAATCGCAAGTACCACGTAACATCATCCAACCTCTTAGTTGACGATGTGGAGGGGGTGTTTGACGAGACCACAAGAAAGCTGATATTCAGATTCACCGACACCGAGACGCCAAACATCGATGACTACCTATTAGCCAAGGGACAAAGAAGCGGGAATTACAAGCTACTCAAATACCGCCTCAGCCGTCTAATTAGCCAAGACGCAGGGAATAGCTTGGGTTGGCGAAACGGGCTATATTTCTCAATCAAGGACGCCATAGCCAATGTCCTTGATAGAAAGGGCGGTTTGGTGAGCTACGATACCTATCTCACCGAGATACTCAAACAGACGAGTACGCTTGAGAAGATAGCTAAGAATAGCCAAGACCTACCCGCCAAGATATACGACAAGATAAGCGAAGCAACGTCATCGGGGCGTATCTTCAACAAGACGTTGCAGGATGACCCGATAAGCTACACAACCCCAGTAGATGTTCGTAGAGGTGATACGCTCAATATGATAGTCGGCAAATACAACGCTTGGCTAAAGAGCTTCAAGACCTCAAATGGCATATCTATTGGCGCTGACTATACCGAGGCTACAACCGCCCAATACGTCAATACGAATGATAGCGTACAAAGCGCCATTGGTAAGATCATGTATTGGATCCGTAATATCAGCGACTACCTAAAGACAGCGCCAACGTTCAAGGCTAAGGAGTTCGTGAATGGTAAGTGGGAGGAGATGCTTGTACTACCAAACGAAGACCTGAACAAGGCTATCGAAAAGCTCCAAGGGCAGTTGAACTTGTTAGGTATCTCAGGGGTTGGTAGATTAACGCACGCTACGAACTACTATGACCTGAAGCGAGGTACGCTTGCCCTCTACTATAAGGTAGCAAAGAACAACGAGGGCGGGGCGGTACGCTTATCCTCAGGGAAGAAGGAAGCGGGGAATAACGCTTGGCGAGAAACAGCGGTATCTCTCAGCGGCAAGGGCTTGTCTGTCGTTAGCGATCACTTCAGCTCTACTACCTCTACGTACACCGAGTACGTTGGCGCTTATCCCGATGTTCTAACAAAGCTAACCGCAGCTGACGAACGTGGCTTGGTGAGTTCGGGTAGCTCTATTGTCTATTGGACAATGAAGCGTGGCTTGCACTCGCTCTACGGAGAAAAGCGAACAAACAGATTTGGTATTGTTACGAGCGTCCTTGGCGTTTTTAATAAGAGCTTGATTGATAATGAGGTTGTTGGTAGCAACCCATTACAATCTTCCCAAGATAACAATAGCATTATCTTCGCTGGTGTCTACGGCACAGTGGACTTAAAGAGTGTTGGAGAAAATACAAATGGCGGTAGTAATTTTAATGAATTAGACCTACAAGAAAACGTTATATTTACCAACCTTGACTGGTACGGAGGGGTGTTTGACCGCTTGTTAGTCCGAGGGTTGGTATATAACTACTTATATGATCCTATTAGGAAGGCTGGAGCTCCAGCACCGCCTTTCAGTCGCTTCCAAAGGAGCGATGAAGGAGCTGAAAAGACCACTGCAGACATCTACCTTGGTCAGTTCGATACGTTCTTTCACATAGATAGTGGGTTTAGAGGTGCGAACAATACGGATGCTTTATCAAGAAATGATGTCATTGTACTACCTCCAACGCCTATATACGGACAAAGCGTCAAGATATTAGCGAGCGGTAGGATAGAGGGCACCAAGACAAACAGCATAGCTGTTCGTATTAGTGACTACATGGGGAACGTCAATCACAAGATGTTCACGCTCGCCAACGGCAAGAAGGTACGTCAGCTGTCGCTGAGTAGCAATGTCCTCTACGAGTTCATCTACACCTACGAGGGTTGGAAGTGCTTCTCTGCCCAACAGAACAACGAAGAATATAACGAGTAAGGACATGTGCAGATCAGTTTATTTAACGTGCAGGCGCTTCGATAGGCTATCACGAGAGTTTATCAAAGACCTATCGAAAGCGCTCAAGGAGATAGGCATTGAGGTTCACATAGGGAGAGCGAGAGACGTGTTCAGCGTCTTTCGCTCTCACAAGACCTACGATATAAGCATTGGGATAGACTTTCACCGAGACGAGGGCAGCGGTGGGTCGCTTTGTCTTAATAGCCTTTGTTCGCCAATAGGTAGGGACTTTGCCTACAACCTCAGCAAGGCGCTTGATATAGCGATGCCGAAGACGAGGTGGCGAGAGTTTGGCTATGTTAAGTCAAGCGATAAGACGTGGTCAAAGTTCTTTTGGCGAGTCAGCTCCCAAGCCAAGTGTTTGTTTTACATCTGTACCGCTTCCCGCCCAGTTGAGCTTGAAGAGTACCGCTTGGCCAAATCAGAAATTATATCTTTGTTCGCTGAGCAGATATCATTTCTTATCAAAAGCGACATGTGCCGATGCGAGTATAACAAGCTATCAAAGAAGGCGCAGAGAAAGGAAGCGGGTGATTGTAAATGCAATATAGAAGAGNTTAGAAGAGTACTATGTCGCCAAATCAGAAATTATATCTTTGTTCGTTGAGCAAATATCCTTCCTTATCAAGAGCGATATGTGCCGATGCGAATATAACAAGTTGGCGAAGAAGGCGCTGCGAAAGGAGATTAATGATTGTAAATGCAATATAGAAGAGGATGAATGAACTTTTAAGAGATAAGTTGATTGAGGTGATATCTATCCTCTTTGGCGCTGGCGGTATTGGCTACGTAGTCATCAACCGTATACTTGACCAGAAGAAATACACTCAAGAGGTAAGAGAGCAGGAGGCAGCCGCAGACCTCAAGAACGAGGAGTTTTGGAAGGGCAGGTATGATATACTACAAAAGGAGCTGAGCGAGAAGAACGAGTGGTGGAAAGCCCGCTATGACTCGCTGTATGAGGAGTTCCAGAACGAACGTAACTTGTCGAACCAAATTGTCTCTTCGTTCCGTAACGAGCTGAACGAGATGAGAGCTGAGTACGAGAGGCAGAGAGAGATGGAGCGCCAAAAGTACGACACCCTGATTGAGAGTTATCGCAACTTCGAAAGCGAAAGTCACCAACGAGAGGTAGAGTACAAGCAGCGCATCACCCAGCTTGAGAAGATGGTGAGCGAGTATGAAGCAAGACTGAAAGAACGAGTAATATAACATGAGTGGTTTTATCAAAAGCCCCTTTGGCGTAGTCACCGAGTACGAGAACGAGTTCATCGAGGACTGGCGACAGAAGACCGCCAAGGGGCTGTCAAACGTCATAAGAGCAATCGAAAATGGAATTGATAGGGAGAATATCGCAGATCAGACCTAAAGGCATCCTATGGGCATTAGCGGCATTGGTAGCTACATTCCTCATAGGGTACTTCGTGGGGCGTTCGAACGAGACGCTGAAAACGACAACGAAGGAGGTGGTGAGATACGTCCCATCGAAGCAAGTGTACCGAGATACGATATACCAACCAGTCCCTGAGAGGGTGTTCCTGCGGGATACAATTCCCAAGTTCGTATATACGGACACGGCTGCCCTCTTCAGCGTCTGGCAGGACTACTACCTCACGAGACGCTATGACCTTGACTTCTCAAACGACACGCTGGGGATATTCCGAGTAGAGGCAGAGGTTGAGCAAAACAAGCTAACAAGCGCCAAGTCCTATATACGCCCAATAGTCAAAGAGGTCACCAAGGAGACAACGATAATAAGAGCGCCAAAGTTACAATGGTCGGTAGGCTTTGGCTTATCGCCAGACCTCAAGACGCAGAAGATTGACTTGGGAGCCGATATAAGAGGGCGCTGGTACTTTGGCGTATCAGGCATCAGAATGAACGATAACACAGCGCTGACGATAAACGTTGGCGCCAAACTATAAACGAGAAATATGGATGAAATCATTAAGAGACATCGGGCGATGGTTGCTGAGAGACTTACTCAAGGCTTTTCTCCAGTACATCGAGACGCTATATCAAAGGCTGAAGAGTATGATGATATAGAGAAGGCAAGGGTGGTACGTCAGGATGGCGACATACATCCTAACGGCAAGTGGGTTTGGTCATCTCAGGCAGCTGGCGGTAAAGGCGACTGGAGAGTGATTAAGAAGCCAAAGGACGGCTCACCCACCCCCGCTCCCGCCAAGAAGGAGACGAAGAGCGCCAATGCTCCCGCCCTCTCAAGCGAAGCCCTTATGAAGACGCTTGAGAACATGTCGGCTGAAGACCTTATCAAGCTGCAGAGCCTTATAGCGAACGCTGTAGCCAAGAAGACGAAGAGCGCTGACGTAACGAAGGAGAGCGGTGAGAAGATGAGCGAGGCCATCGGCTCTGTCTTAGCTCAGGGCATCAAAGCGACAAAGCGCTATAACTTGGCGCCCGATGGTTCGCCAATAGACCTGACTAAGCT